GTAGTTTCTGATAATAGTTACGTTACCATCTACGCAGACTTTGACTTCAAAGGTGGTAATACTAACTTCGATGCTGATGCCTTAATCAATGATGAGCGTATAGAGTGCCTAATAAGATACAGAACTAACATTGGAGTAAGTCCACAATACTTTATCTCTAATGGCTCTACTAATTATTCTATCAAGAGTATTAAGCAAGTAGGTCGTAAAGATGCTATGATTCTTTTATTAGAGAAGAATGACGTAGTAGATTTATCACAAACAGCTCCTAATCAATTTGTATTTACTATTGACACAGAGAATACATCTAGTGGCTCTAGCTTAAATACTCAGTTTATGATGCCATTAGTTAGTGGTGGTAGTTATAACGCTGTAGTAAATTGGGGAGATGGCTCTAGCGATACAATAACAAGTTACAACCAACAAGAGGTCACACACACTTATACAAGTGCTGGACAATACGAAATAAGCATAGAGGGAACATTACAAGGTTGGCAATTCAATAACGCTGGAGATAAGCTTAAAATGCTTGATGTTAAACAATGGGGAGTCTTAGACTTATCGACTGATGCTGCTTTTAGAGGGTGTACTAATTTAGATGCTAGTGCTACAGATGCTCCTACTATTTCTAGTACATCGTTTTTTAGAATGTTTAGAGAATGTAGCAACTTTAATGGAGCTATTGGCAACTGGGATATTAGTACTGTAACAAGATTAGACCAATGTTTCTTATCGTGTTTTACATTTAATAAACCTTTAAACAGTTGGAATGTTAGCAATGTAACTAAATTAGATTTAACATTTTACAGTTGTATATCTTTTGACCAAGACTTGAACTCTTGGGACACTTCTAATGTGGAAACTATGAATCAGACTTTTTATAGTTGCTCACAATTTAACGGAGACATATATAGTTGGGATACAACAAACGTTGATAATATGAGTTTAATGTTATACAACTGCGACTTATTCGACCAATCTCTAGCAGCGTGGAATATAGAAAACGTCTCTAACTTTACTAACTTTATGCAGAACGCTAGTGGCTTATCTAACGCTAATTATGATGCAACGCTAATAGCTTGGGCTACTGGTGTAGTAGATACTGGTATAAGTATAAACTTCGGTGGCTCACAATTTACAGAGTCAGCTTATGCTGCACGATTTAGTTTAATAAATGACGATAGTTGGACTATTGTTGATGGTGGTATCTTTGACCCAACACCAGCCGATTACATAAGCATACTAACAACAAGAGTAGAAGCTGCTGGAGGTACTATAGAGAACACTACAGATAGCCAAGCATTCTTACAAGACTTAAACGATATAAGCTAATGGCAGACGGACTATTAAATAAAGCAAGTATAATCTTAACTCCTACTGGTTACAAGGCTGGTACGCTTTACAACGTAGCTCCAGTAGTAGAGCCTTATGAGGACTTTGACTTTGCTAGAGCTAGTGTTGCTAGTCGAGTTAATTCTAGTGGCTTAGTCGAGATGGTAGGACGTACTCTTGGTAGTGAGTTAGTACAGAACGGAGACTTTAGTCAGTTAGGTAGTGAGTTAGTTACTAATGGAGATTTTGCTACTGATAGTAATTGGAGTAAAGGTGGTGGTGCTACTATAAGTGGTGGTACAGGAAATATAATAGGTGATGGTTCATCTTTTACATCATTAACACAGGCTAATGTTTTTACTGTTGGTAAATCATACAAGATTACTGTTGATGTAACAATAAATAGTGGTTTGGGATTAAAGTTTCAAGATGGTTCTACTAATGAAAACTTTGGTTTTGCAACAACATCAGGCTCATATACTTTTTATGGTACTGCTAATAATTCAAGTTTTGTTATAGGCAGAAGAACAGGTGGTACTGCTTTTAATAGTACAGTTGACAACGTATCAGTAAAACAAGTAGACCCTAATGACTATTGGACTTTAGGAACTGGTTGGAGTATAGAAAATGGTATTGCTAATGTTGATACTTCTAGTGATAATCGTATAGAACAAGATGGTATAGTATCTGATGGTAATACTTACGCAATAACTTTTACAATACTTAATTATAATAGTGGTAGTATTAGATTAAGATTGGGTAATACTTATGGTGAATATACAAGTGGCAACGGAACTTATACTCAATATATACAATGTACTACAAATGATAAATTTAGAATATACGCTTCTTCATCAGGTGCAGACTTATCATTAGACAACGTATCAGTTAAAGAAATAATAGACACCAACAACATTCCAAGAATAAGCTATGATAGTAATGGAGAGAATGGTCATATATTGTTAGAGCCTACTTCTACTAATCTTATTACTTATAGTGAGGATTTTAATCAATGGATTTTAAATAATGCAACAATAACTTCCACTTTACAAACAGCTCCTGATGGTAGTGCTTACGTAGATAAATATGTTGGCTCTACAATAAGTCAAGATTTAAGAAATACTAGCGCAAGTGTTGCGGGAACATTTACTTACTCTGTTTTTGTAAAGTACATTAATGCTCCATATATAAGACTAAGAGCTGAGAGTAAAAGCACTTGGTTTAACGTGCAAAATGGCACAATAGGAACTAATAACTTTGATGATGCGTCAATACAAAGTTTTGGTAATGGTTGGTATAGAATATCAGTAACTAATACGACATCAGCTACTACGTTTAACGATTTTTACATACACCCACACAGTATTAATAATACTACAGTCGAACAAGATGGTGGTTCTTTTTATGTTTGGGGCGCACAAGTAGAAGCCTTATCCTACGCTACATCATACATACCAACACTAACTGGAAGTCAAGAGACAAGAGCTACAGAGACTGCAACTGGTGCTGGTAGTGCTGACTTAATAAACTCAACAGAGGGTGTGTTATATGCAGAGATAGCTGCACTAGCTGAAGAAAGCGCAAGTAAAAGAATTACAATAAGTGATGGAAGTTTAACAAATAGAATAACTTTAAGTGTTGCAGGAAATATAATAAGTGGTTTTATTAATGTTAATAATGTAACGCAATATACTTTTTTTGAGTCTGGTCAAAACATAACAAGTTTTAATAAAATTGCAGTCAAGTATAAAGCTAATGATTTTGCATTATGGATAAACGGAGTAGAATATGATGTAGATACAAGTGGCTCAACTTTTTCGGCTAATACTTTAAATGTAATTAATTTTGCTAATGCTACTATTACAGATAATGATTTCTACGGTAAAGTAAAATCACTAGCAGTATTTAATGAGGCTTTAAGTGATGACGAACTAAATAATTTAACTGGCTGATGAGTTTAAGATTAACAGAAATATGTTACCCAGAGGTAAAGAGTTACTACATCGTTTGGAACGATAGTGATGCGATAGTATCGTATGGAGTGCTAGAGACTTATCAATGCTTAGAGACTAAGTGGGACAATGTAGACTTATACACTAAGGAAATAGATTGGATAAACATATTAATAGATAACGGAATTAACCCATTCCCAGAGCAATAATGGCAACAGTATTTACAGAAAAGAATCTAAGAGGTAATCAAGGTGGGCATCAAGGTCTAGTTGGTTTTCAAATTGATGAGAAAGAACTCAAGGGATTAATAAAGAGTATTGAGAAGCTAGGTATGTCTGATAGCCAAACTAAAGTAAAACTCAGACAAGGAATGAGAAAAGCTGCTAAACCATTAGTAGAAGAATTAAGAGGTGAGATAGAAAAGGTAGAAGGTAAAAATAATGTAGGTAATAAAAATAGAGCTACTGGTAGACTTAAAAAAAGTATAGCTGTAATCAATGGTAAAATGAGAAGAGGTGCAGCTCCAGCAGTTTATGTTGGACCAAGAGTTAAAGGTGCTTTTGCTGATAAAAAGAAAAGTGGTTTTCATTTCTTTTTCTTAGAGTATGGTTTTAAAGGTAAGCCAGGAGCTAGAATGTTGGACAAAGTCTATGCTAGTGGAACTGCTAAGATGGCTCAAAACAATGTTATTAATGAAATAAAAAAAGAGATAGAAAGGCTCTGGAGTAAAAGATTAGCATAATGGAGATAGGTAAAGTAATATATAATATTTTAAGCAACGACTCTAACGTAGCTCCTTTAGTTACTACTGACGGTAATTTAAGAATCTTTCCTAGCCGTTACAACTTTCCTACAGACGTTAAGTTACCATACA